CTTCCTGGTGACAGATACCTTGTTTATACTCAGAATAGCGATTACGGCTTGCTCTATGACTATGAGGGGATTAAAAGAATTGCTTGTGACCTTGTACAAAGTCACTCTGAGTGGAGAATTCCGACTAAGGAGGATTGGGATGACATGTTGAATGCTGTTGAGCCTTGTGTTGAGGACAGGGACCATTCAAGTGCATCGTCTAACAAATATCTTGGTAGATTTGCCGGTAAATTCCTTAAATCAAAATATTTGTGGAAACCGGAAAGACATTGCTGCACTACTGAAGAAGATAACGAAACATGCATAAACTATCCAGATTCAAATACTAACAATTGTGGTTGCTATCAACACAATCAAAATAATGCAGCACAAGAAAATGGTTGCACATGTGGTAAGCCAATTATATGTGAACCTATGAATTGTGGCGAATATGAACATTGTCCACATAGGCCATGCAAACCAGATAATAGGGGTATTGACAAGTTCGGATACACTGTAACACCAGCAGGATACGCCGATGATGGTGATATGTACGGATACTTTGGTGAGAGGGCTTGGTATTGGACTGCCACAAATTCTCACAGTGGTGCAAGCGCATACACAAAGAGATTTGAATACAATAAGTCAACCGTATATCAGGATATTGTCCCTGCACGTTTCCACCTTTCACTCAGATTGGTAAAGGATTATAACGGAAATAATTTCTTGGAGAGAGAACACATCCTTTGTGATACATATCCAACAGTACTTATGCCTTCTTTGAAGAGTGGACATAAAGTATGGACAAGCGTAAATGTCGCACTCGCAAACAGATGCTACAAAGGAATGCAGCCAAATGACGGACAAGGCATAACAATGAGAAAGAAATATCTCATTTATGAATGGGACGGACACAGATGGCTCGTTAATGAACTCAAAGAGGGTGAATCTGTTGTTATACTTGATGCACCTAATAATAGATATAGTTCTGCTTATAAGGTAATCAACGGTGAACTTATCGACTTAGACCTTAGAACTGTCAATAACGTTCTGAATATCATTCAACCAAAACTCGATAATCTTGAATGTCTTATAAATACTGAAAGAGATAGAGCTATTGCCGAAGAAGAAAGACTCGCAGCTGCAATTGACAGCACAACAGCACGTCTTGATAACGAGATACTTGAAAGACGTGCAGCCGATGCAGAACTTGATGCCAAGATTTTGGCTGAGAAAGAAGCACGCGAGACTAAGGATGCAGAACTTGAGCAAGCAATCGCAGATGAAGCCGCAGCACGTACTGCTGCCGATGAAGCACTCACAGCCGCATTGGAACAAGAGGCATTGCAGAGGGCAGAAAAAGACGCAGAGTTGGAGCAGGCTATTGCTGATGAAAAGGCTGCAAGAGAAACCAAAGACGCTGAGTTAGAACAGGCAATCGCAGATGAAGCCGCAGCACGTGAAGCCAAAGATACCGAGTTGGAGCAGGCTATTGCTGATGAGGCCGCAGCAAGAGAAGCGAAAGACGCAGAACTTGAACAGGCTATTGCTGACGAGGCTGCTGCAAGAGAGGCTAAGGATGCTGAATTAGAACAAGCCATTGCTGACGAGGCCGCTGCAAGAGAAGCCAAAGATGCCGAGTTGGAGCAGGCTATTGCTGACGAGGCCGCAGCAAGAGAAACGAAAGACGTTGAAATTGAAGGTAAACTTCTTACAGAAGAGGGTACTGAGTTTGACAAGGAAAATGGTATTCTTACGTTGAAGAGTGCTGCCGGAACAAACGATATAACAGTTCAGTTCAGTTTCAATTTCGGAGAAATCTAACAGTATAAAAAATAAGTCTAAATAAATTTGAAATAAAATTTTATACGATATAAAATAACATGAATAACGATTACAGATTGCAATTACTGAGTCATTCTGAAATCTTCCCTACCAAAGAAGAGGCAATGGAATACATAGAGGACAACTTTAAAGGTGTCGCTTTATGGGGAGAGCCAGCATTATTCTTCTACGGAACTGAAAGAGAGCCTAAGATGATTCTCGCAGTTGGTGCAAGTCATGATACAAGAAAACCACGTATTTGTGTCATTGATGATGCCGAACTTAGAGAACTCATTCAGGAGGTAAAGGATGCAACAGACAAAAATACTGAAGATATTGCAAAGGCCGCTGAAAGGATACTGAATATCGTCAATTCCGTTGGTCTTACACTTGATGAAAATAAAATCAAAGACCAAATTTCTTATGAACCTGATAGAAGTGATGAACTTATCGGTGAAGCAAAAACTGTTGCCGAAGCCATTGCAATCATATCTACGTTTGTACAGAAGAAATTCGCTGAAATGGAACTTACCGTTGAAGACGGTGAATCTATTGATTTTACTTTCGATAAGACTGATGAGGGTTCTACTCTTACCGGTGAGGTGAAAATCTCAACCGAGGGTTCTGATGATGATTTGTTCTTCAACAATAATATTGTAGGTATCAAATCAGACGGACTCTTTGCTTCTTGTAATATTGAATATGATGCCGAAAGAAATCAACTCATTTTCACGACATCCGGTGTTAAGAACGGACGTTTTGTAACTGATGCTAACAAGAAAATCATCGATTTCGGTGCTCATACAATCTATGTAGCCGATAATGAAGACCATAATGTAGCCGTTACAATTAATCAGGAACGTGGTACGATTTCAGCAGACGTTAAAATTTCATCCGATGATGACAACTTGTTGGTTTCAAAGGATGGAAAGATGTATGTGTCTGGTCGTGCAAAGGATATTAAATACAAGGACACAACGGTTGCCGCAAAACTCACATCTATTGATAAAGCCGTTTCTGATATTCTTGACAAGATACATGTTCTCACTATTGAAGACCTTATTCAAGGTGATGAGAGTGATTCAATTCTTACCAAGGCTATCAAGAACCAAAACGGTGGATACACGGTAACTGCTGATGTCAGACTTAGTAGCGATGAATCTATTCAGATTGGTAATGGCGGCATTAGGGCTAATATCGATATCGAAGTTGATAGTACCAATAACAAACTTGTATTAAAGGTTGGTAACACACAGAAATCAGTTTCACTTCCCGGTATAAGCATTCTTGACGACATCTATTACGATAGCGTAAATAAGTGTATTGTCATCACATGGAAAGACGGTACACAACAGACTGTAATTCCAGTAGCCGATATGCTTAAGACTTGGGTAGTAGCAAACAACCCATCAAGCCCTATCGTTCTTACAAAGTCTGAAAGTGCTGCTTCCGGACAACCAGATACTCTTTCTGCCGACATCAAACTTGCACCAACAGATAACTTAATCGGAAAAGATTCATATGGTCAACTTTATGTGAAGGCTTCTGATATTGATAATAAGGTTGCTGCTGAGGCTTCTGCAAGACAGGCCGCAGATGCAGAACTTAACAGTGCAATACAAAACGAGGCTAACACACGTCATTCAGAAGATGATATTTTGAAGGATTCTATTAACGCTGCACGTGAAGAGGCCGCAAATGCACTCGATGCAAAGGCTACCGAAATCTACGCCAGAATTGACGAGGATGAAGATAAAATCAATCAAGCATTTGATGATGCTGCCGAAGCAAAGTCACTCGTTGAACTTACAAATGCTAACTTGACTGCTGAAATTAACCGTGCGCAAACTGCCGAAGGTGTAAATGCAAACGCTATTGCCAATGTTACCACACGTGTAACTGCCGTTGAAAGCGGACTTGCAACCGAAATAGAAACAAGAAGTACAGCAGATGCAGTTCATGATGAAAAGATTTCTAATCTTCGTGATGCCGTTACTTCTGTTGAGACTTCACATCAGCAGGATATTGAAAGACTTTCCGGTGAGATTGCTGGCAACGCAAGTGCAATTAGCATCCTTAATGGTAGTGAAAACACTAACGGTTCTGTAAGAGAAACCGTAAAAATTGCAAAGGATGAACTTACTATTGCAATTAATAACGAGAAAACACGTGCCGAGGGTAAAGAGGGTGAACTTGCTGCTGACATTGCAGAGGAAGTTTCAAGAGCAACTGCTGCTGAAGCAACGACTCTTGCTAACGCAAAGGCTTATACAGACGATAAGACTGCTTATGTACAGCATCTTGCAGAGGATTATACCAACGCTGCAAAGGCTGAGGCAATCCAGACATCTAAGGATTATACAGACTCTAAGGTTGTTTCCACGACTGCTGATGCCAAGGCTTATACAGATAATGCCGTTGCTAACGAACAAGCACGCGCACAGGCTGCTGAAACCGCAAATGCAAACGACATCGTAGCACTTAAAGCAAAGGATATCCAAATCGACGGAGAACTTGCCAATAAGGTTGAAAGTGTAACCATTGTTAAGAGTACCGCAAGTGATTATCAGTATATTCTTAAGGTCGATGGTGTTGATGCAGGTGAAATTAACATTCCTGAAATCGACATGCTTCAAGAGGTTAATTACGACCCAACAAGCAAGAACTTGAGATTTATCTTCCGCACAACCGACGGTTATGCTGAAACTGTTATCAATATCGCAGACCTTATTGATACCTATCTTGCAGGTAATGGCTTGACACTTACTGACAATGTATTCTCTGTGAAGATTAACCCAGCAAGTGAGTTCATTTCAGTGGATGAAAACGGTATCAAGGTAAGTGGAATCAGCACTGCACTCCTTACAAAGGCTAATGTCGGTGACTCATATACAAAGGCTGAATCCGATGCCAAGTATTTGACACAACATCAAGACGTATCGATGTTCGCTGAAAAGACTTACGTTGATGAAAAGGATGCTGAAATCAATACACGTCTTAATAATGTAGAAATTAAGACCGATGAGAACGCTGCCAATATTGCAGTAATTAACGGTAATGAGGCACAGGAAGGCTCAATCAAAAAGGCTTTGAAAGATGCTAAGGGCTATACTGATGCAGAAGTTGCTACTGAAAAGAACCGTGCTGTTGCCGCCGAAACGGCTAATGCCGATGCTATTGCAGTAATTAACGGTAACGAAGCACAGGAAGGTTCAATCAAGAAGGCTTTGAAAGATGCTAAGGATTATGCTGACACTGCTGTAGCAGATGAGAAAACCGCACGTGAGGCTGCTGATATTGAAATCAATGCCGCTATTGACCAAAAGGCTAATAAGAGTGAGGTTTACACCAAGAGTGAAATCGAAGGTAAGGGCTATTTGACTTCAACTGACATTGCCACACTTGCAACTAAGGAAGAAGTAAATGCTGAAAACACAAGAGCCGTGGCTGCCGAATCTAACCTTGCTACCGATATTGCTGCTGCAAATGGTAAAATTGCAACTAACACAAGTAATATTGCTGATTTACAAGCAGAAGCCGCAAGACTTAACTTGATTGTTGATGAAACAAATACTGTTAAACTTATAAAGAGTAAGGATAATACCGGTACTGAACTTGCAGCAAACGTTAAACTCGATGCTACGAGCACCAATATCATCAAAGTTAGTGGAAACGGTATCTATGCTGACGTTGAAATGAGTTACAGTCAGTCAACAAACAAGATTACATTCTCTAACGGTTTGACAACACAAGAGTTTGAACTTGCAGGCGCTTCACTTATTGAAGACGGTTACTATAACTCAACGACAAAGCAAATCGTACTTATTACAAGACTTGCTGATGGTACAACCAAGGAAATCAAGATTGATGCAGAAGCATTGATTCATACTTTGAAGGTTGATAACGGTACAAATAACCCAATCAAACTGACTAAGACAACAGACGGTGACGGTGTTGATGTAATCAGTGCAAGGCTTGACATTTCAACGGAAAGTCATAATCAAATCCTCAATAATAACGGCACGCTCTACGCAAGTAATGAGGCTACACAACATACAGCTCTTTGGAACGGTACTGAAAAGACCCTTCAAGAAGTAATTGAGATTTTGAAGACTACCGCTGAGGAAGGTGGACAAGCCGCGCAAGAAATTGCAGAAGTCAAAGCAGAACTTCAAGAAGTTGAACGTAATCTCAGAACAATGGAATCAACAGTTTCTGCTCTTTCTACAAGAGTCAGTGAAAATACAACTGCCATTGCTACGAATACCGGTTCTATTAACACACTTACCACTCAGGTAAGCGACCTTAATGGTAGAGTTACGAACCTTACTAACGACTTCGACGAACTTGATAGAACTGTACAGTCTTACGAAACAAGAGTTTCAGCACTCGAAAATGACAACACTAACAATAAGACCAATATCGCAACCCTTATTAATGAGGTAGATACCATGCAGACACAACTTGGTGATATTAGCGGTTTGAAGACTGTTGCACAGAGACTTGAAGAACTTGAAGAATTTGATTGCGGTACTTATTAAAAAAAAATAAAATTATCGGGAAATGAAATACTTTCCCGATAATTCAAAATATTTATTATTAAAATTAGAAAATAAAACTTTATATATATAATTGATAATGGCTAATAAAACAATTCAATTTTTAAGAAATACTTCCCTTTTTGGAAGTCATGAACTTGCTATTACTGGCATAAAGGCACAACTTGCTTCAGCACCTGATGGTTCTGCTGTTATTGCTCGTTATACTGACGAAAAAGGTGAAGAGCGTACTTTGTTCGGTATTGCAGGTAAAACCGCTGGAAAGTATGAAATTTTCGACAACCAAGGTGGTAACGACGCAATTAAGGCTGCTATTGAGGCTCTTGATGTAAAGGCAATTACCGCAGGTGACGGAGAATTTATTAAGAGTGTTTCTGAGACTGATGGTAAAATCAGCGCAACAACTGCTGAAATGCCTACTGTTTCTGCAATAAGTGTAACTGGTAAACCTATTGTTAGTGTAAGTCAGACAAAGGGTACAGTTGCTGCAAGTGCTGGTAATATTGCTGCTCAATATGTAAATGTTGCTGATGATAACGAGAAATTTGTTGCAACAAATGTTGAAGGTGCCCTTGAAGAGTTGGCTGATAAGATTACGGCAAATGCTGTTGATTCTAATGATAACAGTATTATAATCAACACAGAAGGTGCTAATACAGACCTTGCTGTAAACGTTGATGGTACTACAATTGTTAAAAATAGCGGTGCTTTGAAGGCTAACCTTACTCTCGCAAAGTTAACTGCTGATGAAGTAACTGCACTTGCAGATGCTAATGTAAAAGAAGCATATAAGATTATCTATGCAACCGATAGCAACCGTACTGCCATTGGTGATACTGTAAAGATTTATAAAGATAGTGCATTGCATAGTGTTTATCTTGGTCACGTTGATGATGCTGTTAAAAGTACAACCGACCCAACTGTTGTTCCTGGTACTGGTGATACTGCACTCTGCTTCATTTATCAGAAAGCTGATGGCACATATGAACTTATTGCTGTCAATGTTGAAAGTTTCTTACAGGAAAGTGAATTTGCAGATGGCTTGCAGGTGAACAATCACGTTGTTTCTGTAAAATTAGATTCTAATTCTGAAAGATTCTTGACTGTTGGTACAAATGGCGTTAAGTTAAGTGGCGTACAGGATGCTATTGCTGCTGCTGTTGCAGATTTAGATGCTACTCCTTCTCAGACTGCTGGTACTGATGGTCTTGCTTTGAGTCTGACTGAAGTTAATGGTGTTGTAACTGCTATCAGTGGTTCTATTGCTGCTAACACATATGATGCATACGGTGCTGCTGCTGCTGCAAAGAGTGAGGTTATTGGTGAAAGCACTGATGCTTCTTCTGCTGACACTATCAATGGTGCTAAGAAGTATGCTGCCGAGGCTGTTGCTGCTGCCGTTGAAGGCCTTGATGTAACTGACGCTGCCGTTGCTAATCAGTTCGTTACTTCTGTTTCTGAAACTGATGGTAAAATTTTTGTAACACGTGCTCAGCCTGCTGCTGTCGGTGTAACTGTTGCTGATGACGATGGTTACTTCAGTGCAACAGATGTTGAAGGTGCTCTTGTTGAACTTGCAGCATTTGATTGCGGTACTTATTAATAGATTATTTGAAAAACAATAACTTACATAAAAATTAATTCCTGAGTATTAAAAGTTACTCAGGAATTTTTTGTTTATAATAGTAATATTGTCATTGCCACTGCTATATATGAAATAACTTCAAATATGAATGTGTATTTTTCTTTTTGGAAAAATGTCCATATACCACCAAGTAATGCAATTAGACTTAATGTAATCCATTGTCCCATTAATAATAACCAAGCAAGACCGGTAGCAAATGCAACCATTCCTGAAGTATAATGTATAGTACTCTCAAATTTTTCTTTAAATAATGGAGAACATCCTGCAAATATCATTCCACTACATGAAAGGAACACGACAAATTGGTAAAACTCCTGTGTAACGGTTATCCACAATGGAAATATGCACACTGCTGAAATAAAGCATATAGCCGTGAACGGCCACATAACACCGAATTTATTTTTCGATATGTATGATGTTTCACTGATTGACTCCGGAACTCCTTTATTTAACCATATAAAGAAAGCGTTGTATAATACAAAAATTATAAGTCCGACAATAAGTAATATCTTCATTTTTAATATGTTATATAATAATAATTAGTATGGAAAATCATTCTCAATTTCTTCAGCGTTAACTGTAAAATCATGGTCAATAATGTCAAATATATTGCCAATTACAACATTGTATTTCTTTGACACGAAATTATTGGAGTCTGTATCCTCATCAACAATTGCAAGTATTCTATCCGGTATAACCCCATCCTCAATAAACTCATCAACCTCACTTTCAGTAAGTTGGTTAATTGCATTGTTGTACATTGTCAATTCAAGTTGAATTTCCTCTTTTTCCAATTGTTTCTGTCTTTCAAAGTAGTCAGCCTTTATCTTTTCCCAATCCATTCCTATTTCCTTGGCATATGGTGGAATCTTATCAACAGTTGTCCAGAATTTAATCTCCTTGTCTTCCATTGTCATAAGTTGTTCATATGTATCTTGGTCTGTCGGATTGTAAGGTTGGCCGGATACAAGTTGACATTCATCATCAGTAAATTGTTTTCTGTCATCCGGATTACTTATCAAAATATTAGACACTTCCTTACCCTTTTCGTTTATCTTTGTACGGATATCACGTGAGAAACATACCAGCAACGGCTTGATTTTCTTATTGAACATTTCAACGTATTTATCTACGTTATATTCGAAATTATCATCACAGAAATGGTCATCCTCATCCTCAACAATATCATTTGAAAGAAGAATACAATTGAATATAAGCCTATCTTCCTCTTTGAATGAATGTCCATATTGTATTTTACCGAAATCAGACTTCGTAATCCATTTCCCATTAGGCTGTTTCATTTCGTCTGGACGGTCTTTTTTTGCTTTGGTGTACAATCTTTCCAACTCCTTTGTAATATTGGCTTCTTGACCGTCTATTTCAGCGAAATAGTCAGTTACACGCTTCACATCAGAGTCACCTTTCTTTGAACCGGTGTTAATGTAGTAAATACTGTCACCCATGTTCACGTTTAGGTTATGTTTGATTGCGAGTTCATACCATGCTTGGCGTGCTTTTTTAGTACCGCCGGCTGTAAGTTGCTTGCAGTTCTCCTTGTAATTGGCAATTGATGTCTTGATTTTACCAACTGTTGCAATATCTTTAAGCGGTATCTGAAGGTTGTATATCTTTTCTACATAATCATAGTATGCTTCAAGAAACTCCTTTCCTTTTCCTTCAAGTAACAGACGAATACCCTTATCAAAGAATTTCTCAATGTAAATTGGCATTTTCTTGGATTTAATTGAATTACCAACGAGTTTGATTTTACCATCCGGCATTAAGTCAGCATAGTTCTTACGTGAAAACTGTATGCACGCTTGGCAATACTCATCAACACCGAGTCCGTTCTTTAATATACCACCGTTATATGCTTCATACATATAAGTGTCTTCAAATTCCGCAACATCTGCTTCGACACGTGTATATTCTTTTCCTTCTTTCGTGTTACGACCCTTTCCTTTGCCTATATAGGGATGGTCTTTTGTATAACGGAAATTTTCTTCTTTTGGCATTTGGAAGTTGAAGCCATCGGTATTGGATATAACATTCATTCCAAGGGCGTTTACAACTGTACCGTCCAAAGAAATGTCATATACAACACCGACTTCCTCCTTTCCTTTAATTTTTTTACTGTTCAACATATTGTTTATATTTTATACAAAGATACTATTTACTTTTTAAAAATACAAATTTTGAGCGTTAATCTTTCTTAAACCACTTATAGACAGCAGTTCCACAATCATAAATTCTATACCATTTTTGTTGTTTACAAAATTCACTTTCGCTCATATCTTCAGGACACCCATATTTTTTTACAAGGACACTTTTTCTATAATTGAATCTGTTTTTTCTTACATCACCAATTACGTAATAATAGTTTGGTTTAGAAAAATGACTAAATGTAAATCCAAGATTCTCATATAAGTTTCCCTTTGACCATCTTCTGTCTGCGTATGATACCACATTACTAGGATGATATTTTTCTATAAAATACTTAAATAATTTTGATGCCCCACCTATGACTTGTGTATTGATTTTATTACAAAATCTTAATAATTCATATTGCATCTTACCGTCACCAATAAAATGCCTTGATTTACCGAATGTCATTAATGATACTAATTCATCGCTATAATATAAGCCCAATTTAATTTGGCTTGGACACCATCCTTGTATGTGATTTTTATTAAGAAAATCTGTACATTCTTTTGTCCCTATTTCTTTAACAATACACTTTCTTGCATATATTTTATTATCAGTTTTATTTAAAAGATTAGAAATCATAGATTTCCATATCTCTTTTTTATAAATCCATTCGTCTTCAAATATATGAATTAATCTAATACCATGTTTTTCACATTCTAATGTTTTCCACAAATGATAATCATTTGGTCTGTTATTTTCATTATGCCAGAATACACCGTCGAATTCAAAAGCCATTTTCATAGATGGAATGTAAATGTCGAGTTCTTTTCCATCAAGAATAGTTCTATCATTATTGTAAATGTCTGTATATCCAAGTGTTTTAATAAATTCAGCGATTTCCTTTTCTTTTGAAGATGAGTTACAATTATGATATGGACAGCCATGACCTTGTAAGAATGAATTAGCCTCAATAGAAAATGTACGTCCGCATTCATTACATTTTACTTCAACTTTCTTATCTGATGCTATATATTTACTCAATACTGTGTATTTATTATCTCCATGTATTAGTTCAGCATCTTTTATAAACTGTTCTGTCGTTTTTGTTTTATTTTTAGCAATAAGGATTTTATTACATTCCGGACATGGGTCTCCTTTTAAGGAATTATTAAAAAATGTGTTTGCTTTTCTTGTAAATTCATGACCGCATGTTCGACATGTACACTTCATTGGTTTCATTGTGCCGTCATATGATGTATAATCCACCATTATTGACGGATATAGTTCATTCATTCGTTTTTTAACTTCTTCTAAAGGTAAACGTTGTTTTGCACCGCTTTTTCTACCGGCGCATTTTTTACAGGAATAAACACCAATCAAAATGTTAGAAATCTTTTTAAAATCTTCTTTACCACAGGTTTTACATTTAACTGAAACACGGTCTTTTTTTATATTTTTTTCTCCTTCAAATTGTTCAATATCAAAACCTTCAATTTTTTCTATCAATTCATTATATGAAATGGTTTCTTTTGGCAATTCTTTACACCAACACCCGCCTGTTTTAGAACTTACAAAATCACAAGCGATTTTTACAAAAGTTTTACCACATAAATTACATTTAACCGTTATTTTACTATGACTGTTTTCATATTCTTTATCTATATTAGGAAAAGAATACCGGTCACCAAATCGTTCCTTAGCCGTTTGAACAAAATTTTTCCATTTATTTTTAGAATATGTTGCGGCATATTTTTTACCACACTCAGGACAACCTTGACCTTGTAAATGATTATGCGGTGTCTGCTGAAATCGATAACCACATTTTTTATGTGTCATCCACATTTTAATTTTAGTTTTAATATAACTGTCTGGTTCATAGATATATTCATCCCCATGAACTTCACGTGCTTTATTTTCAAACCATTCGTAATTGTGCATATATATTTGTGTTATATTAATAAATATATACCAATGTGTAATTATTCATCAATATTTAATTCTTTTTAATGACTTATATACAACTCCTTAAATATAATATACCGGCAATTAATGTTTTGCATTCCGAAACTTTGGATAAATCCATTTTTGAAAGAAATTCTTTTTTACATTCGACTGTAGCATTAAGCAAATCAATTGGTATTGCATTAAGTCTACCGTTTGATAAAAGTTTTGAATATTTATCTATTCGTATTTCATCTATTACAATCTGATTATTTGAAATATTGTTATTATAATATTCTAATTTTGTATCAGAATTAATTTCAGATGGTTTGATTTTTTCTTGTTTTTCATTAAACAAACTATGGTCTTCAGTAACATCAATACTCATTTTAACTTCATCGTCGCTAATTCTGTATATGGGTTTTGTGGTTTTATGACGGTAGATATAAGATGGTTCTACCCACCCGCTTCTGCAAAGCACTTTGAAATCTTTTTTTGAATAATCATATTCTCTACCTAAACCATCAAATTCTATTTTATCTTCATTAACAAGTTCTGAGATTGGTTTAATGTCAATTAATCCACTATTATTGTATTTTATAAATAATGGAGTGTCCTCTGTAAATGAATCTCCCACTATTGGGGTATAACCAATATTTGTAAAATGAGAAATCATAAGACGAAGCATTTGTCGACCAGTACAAGTTGTTTCCTCTGCACATTCAAGGTCAGACCAAGGAAATATGCCACCCGAACCATAAGACCCAAAAAAGCCGTTCCCCACAACCTTCAAAGGTAATTGCATCTTATCATTACGCATCTTAAGCATTTTGGCTGTTTGCTGCTTATCTTTCAGGTCGTTAAGCATTGCTTCTGTAAGTCTATCTATCTCTTCTTTAATACGTTTTGCTATTTCATCAGCCTCATCACCATATTTACCTTTAAGTTCTTTATAGTATTCACGTTGAGTAAGAATATAGTTAAGAAGAGCAGACATCACATCCATAAGGTCAATTTCAGACCTAATCCCAAACGTGAGAATAATTGACGGATAAAGTGAATTATAGTCAAGTTTTACAATTCTATCAACATAGCCGACTTTAAGTAATCGGGACAAACCGCCAGTAAATGCTTTCTGTTGAATTAATTCAGGTACAGCCAAGTTATTTTCATAACTCCATGCAAGCATAATATATTTCCAAATAGCGGCAGTACCCATTGTACACATCTTTTCATAAGATACCGGAAGCATCTTACCTACAAGATAGTTAGACTGATTGTATCGTAATTCAATTTTATCAGTTTCCCACAAGTCATCAAGAAGATAACGTTGTACTACATATCTACCGGTGACAAATTCAAATTTTTCATCATTTTCATTGTCAATGAGCATTTGTTTACCGTCTTCCTCATACCTATTATATCTTAATTGACCATCAGAAGTTGTTTTGGCAAGTAATTTTTCATCGACTTTGAACCAATGTCCGTTTTCATCATTAAATGCATAGTCCGGATTTAAATCTTCCCATGTCGTGTTAATTATTTTACCCGGAACATAAACACGATTCTTCTTGGCAATATTTGAATATTTGGTTACATATTTCAATGTTGCCGATTTCATATTTGAATCGAGTGCTTGAGCACGTCTTACAGCAAACAATGAATCAGTAAGGTTTGTTCCCCACATTACAGTTGGGAAGTAATATTCCATTTCACCGCCAAGTTTAAGGACTTGCTGTTTCTTTTTCTTATATACACCCTTTCTGAAATATTTAAGAGTGAAATCACCCATTTTAATATCAGCAAGACTAAGACGGACATCAACAAAATTCCAGTCAAAGTTTTCTGTGTTATGCCCGGTTATGATATCCGGTTGTAATTCCTTGATTATTTCAAAAAATTCACATATTGCCGCTAATTCGTTCTTACGTTTTTCCTTACCTGTACCGGTAACTGTGATGATTTTCTCAAATCCTTTGTTTGTCCTAATACCAATTTGGCTGATTGCATGGATTTGTGGGTCAAGTCCTTCCGTCTCCAAGTCCCATTCCATTCGTAGAAGGTCATCATAATCATCATATCCTTTAAACATTCTACGTCCGGTTTGTATCATATACTGTTCAACAGGAGAAACAGCAATATATTCCTTTAATCCGTAATTTTTATCACGTTGTCTAGGATATACCGGTCTTCCCGCTTTTTTGAAAAAATCCATGAATTTAGAATAGGTCATAGGAACTTTTGCATAGAACATAAGTTTATAACCATTCTTCATGCGTTCCGGTTCTGAACCGTCATCACGTGTAGTTCTTAATGCTTTTACACCGATTCCATATTCAGACAAGTTAAGTCTTATCTGTTTTCTGTCACCATTGAATAAGTTTTGTGCGGTTGTTTCTTTACACCATATAAAAGGGAAGAAATTGTCTCTTTTAATACGTTTTTTCCCTTGTTCGTCACGATAGATAATACTTACCTTATCATCATTGTATTCACATTCTATCTTAATAATCCTTTCCATTGGGTCAGAACCAGATAAAAATGCATCAATCTGTTCTTTTGTAACTTTTGACATGATTATTTTTAATTAATTCTTATTTAATCCAGTTAAGCCACACCTACATGGGCATCATGGATATTTCTACGGCAAATATACTGTAAATATTCTATATTTCCAAGTAATTAAATGTTAAATTTATATAATATTTATAATTGATATGAATATTATATTAATGGTAAAGTAGCACAAAAGAGAATTGTAATACAGAAGAAATAAACTATTTTTTTATCCCACTGTCACTTATAGTAATAATCAAATCTTCGGCAATTGGTGCAATTAATTCGCCTTTTGGAAAAGTCATTCCATCAATTGAAATATTATCATCGAATTTAATCTTAAATTGTCCTATATAGTTACCGGGGGTATCTGTATCACGTTTGTTCCAACGATATTCAATTACATAGGCTTCTTCACAACCAGTATCTTCTTTTTCCACTACATATGCTTTTGCATTGGCAATTTTCTTAACGCCTGTTTCCATATTGGTCATCGTAAATGTAACTGTTGCTGCTTGAAGCGCAAGATAAGCCTTGCGGAAGTCGTTTCTTCCGTCGTTTATTACCTCCATACGTAAATTTGGAAGAGTTGAGTTTTTTGCTAAAAAGAAATATTGTGCCATATCAAGTTAATTCTATTTTAGATAAATATTTATTAAAATAAAGATAATATGAAAATATGGCGTTAAGCAAGGAAAAAGAAAAACTTTTCAGACAAGTAAGGACACGTTTGGGTGTTAAGGTACGTTCAGTTGAACTTACCGATGACATGTTGTGTGATTTACTTGAGCAGGCCGTTGGTGATTATACGGAAAAAGTACAGAATTTCATTATAGAGTCAAACTGGGCACAGTTATACGGAAAGAATTTCAACAACGAAATAACAAATCAAGATATAGCATACGCCTTAACAACACGTTCTCTTGATATGATGAAGGATTTCGGTGATTGGTTTTCAAAACAAGTTGGACTTCAGCAACACGGTAAATGGGAACTTAAAAAGGATTTCTTCAAAATAGAAGAAGGAAGACAAGTGTATTTAGTTCCTGCCGGTAGGGAAATAAATAAGGTACTTTGGATTACCCCGCCAACCACGCACACTGCTTTATGGGCTAACTATGGTGGTTTTAGTACCGCTTTTGGCGGCGGAGTTCAAGGTCAGATGGGTCTTGGTGCTGCAAGCATTTTCGGTGGCATAGGTAGTGGCTATGGTATGGGTGTCGGTATGTGGGCATTACCAATGGCTGATGTGGCTACTATGGCAGCAGATTTATCATTCAAGAACCAGATGATACGTAGTGACCTTGTTTATAAAGTAACCGCAGGTCCTGATGGTTCACATTTAATACATCTTTTATCAACACCAGGGAGTAAACTCACATTTGGTGCAGGTGGTATGCCAGGTATGTATTCATTAAAAGACTGTTATGTGTGGTATACATACTATGATACTAATCCAAGTAATGCGGATGAATGTAGAAAGGATAATCCGTTTGTGATTCTTTCACCGGACCAAGTACCAATGGATGAAATTGACTATGAATTGTTAAACACACCATCAAAGAATATTGTTCGTCAATTATTAGTTGGCTTGGCTGCTGAGACATTAGCATTGATACGTGGAAAATTCAGTGGTTCTATAAATATGATTAGCAGTCCGTTACAAATGGATTATGGCCAATTGATGACTCTTGGTAATCGTGAGAGAGATAATGCTATGAATGACTTGAAAGAACGTCTGTTACGTATGTCCCCTTATGAAATAATGAAGAAAAATGCAGATATGGCAGATGATTTAAGACGTTTACAAAAGAGTGTTCCATTAGGAATTTATCGACATTAATAGGAAATACAATTACTTATGAGAATTATTAAATTAACAGAAAGTCAATACGATGATATTTGGAATGACCCATTGTTGGATGATAAAAACGTGTTTTCATATGAAACACTTAAAACAATGGATTGGAAGAATGGCATAGAGCTTGATGCCTATTGTCAGAGGTGTGGATTATCTAAAATAGGTGAAGGTATTGGTCGTAATGTATATGCAATTGATGATAATCTTGTAATAAAGGTTTCAAAGAAAAGCCATGACCAAAACGAAGGTGAGGTATTTGCTTATCGTAATATGTCAGATGAATTGAAAGAAATGGTTCCGACTATCTTTGCGTATGATAAAAAGAATATCAGACCAATGTGGATTATTACAGAACGTGTACTTCCGGCAAGTTATGCGGATTTTCAGAAACTATTAGGTATCGATTTCGGTAGTTATGAAAGTCAGCAAGATATGAAGGATATGAAAAATGATTTGGAGACATATAAAAAGTATCCGAGCAATAAAGGAAACGGACTTAATCTGATGATGTTCCTTGAAGATTACGGAGATGGCGACATATCATTATATATGAACGATTTGAAACACAACGGATGGTTAAATACATTATGTAAGATGTTGAACCAAGGTTTCGTGTCTTATTGGGAACTTGAAAATATCGCAAATTGGGGGTTGGTTCATAGAAATGGTAAAACGAATATCATAATTCTCGATACAGGTATGTGAACTAATTATACGAACCTCATTCTGATATCACGTTTTGCAAACATTGATTCAACATCGTCAATCTTATCACCAAAGTGTATTACAATTCGGCATGGTTCCGGATATTCCTCGGCATCATCCAAGTTCTCATATGCCAATGCTATAATTTGGTCTCTACAGTCTTGCATACTGTAACAGCAATTATCTTGTGCAAGGTCAAGTTTGATATATGTTTTAACCTCTTTAATATAATCATACATGTTGTCGGCAATCATCAAAGTTTCAAGTTTCTCATTACAACTTGGTTTTTCAGACCATCCGTCAGCAAATGTGTCTTCAGTGTTTTCCGACAAAAGAAAATGATATATATTAAATCCATCACTGTCACGACCTATATATAATATGAATACCACTTTTAAGTTTGAGGTATCAATGAAATCTAAATCTGAAATCATATTAATCAGTAAGTAAGTATTTTTCTCTTATTTTAGAATATATTTCACCACATGCCCTTGCATCGTCTAATGCATTATGATGGTGTTTTAACCTTATTTTTAAATATCTGCACACAGTGTCCAATTTGTGATTGTATAATTTTTTAAAATAATTTCTGCTTAATTTTAATGTGTCGATAAATTCATAGTCACACTTTGTGCCAAATTCTTCGTTACAGGCAATTAAGCAACTCTTCTCAAAGCCTGCATTATGCGCAACAATAGGGCTATCACCTATCATTTTATCTATTTTTTCCCACACTTCCGGAAATTTAGGTGCATCCTTTACGTCATTATAATGTATTCCATGTATTTTAACACAATGATATTCCTCTAATTTCGTAGGCGGACATACAAGACTGTAAAATTCGTCTACAATCTTACCGTCCTCAAATATCACACATGACGCAGAACAAACCGAACAACGCCAATGTTCAAGTGTTTCAAAATCTAATGCCGCATATCTCATATTATTTATCTTTTTCAGCCTTTATTGTTTCATCCATTACAAGTCCCTTACGTAATACTTTTTCAAACATGTCTTGCGAAATTGAATCTGTAAACAATTGATATATACACAATGCATCCTCTTTCTGTGTTATACGGTATATACGGTCTTGCATCTGTCTGTTTGATGTTTCAAGCCAACTGTAACTGTTGAATATCATTATATGTGACGCAGTAAGGGTTAAGCCTACACCGGCTGATTCAATTTGTCCGATAAACACCTTTATCTTAGGATTTTCCATAAATTCTTTTTCAGACTTATCCTTTTGTTTGGGTGTCATTTTACCGTCATATACGACTGCTTGCTTACCATAATATTCTTTAAAGGCATTGATTTCACTTGTAAAGTTACATGCAATGATGACTTTTTCACCATCCTCAATGTAATCATTTGCAAGTTCAATCGTATTAGGAACCATTTCCCTTGCAAGGAACTGTCTTACCAATGTTCCTTCGACCAATTGTCTGTATTCTTCATTTGTATTATCACCGTTTTCCTCTTGTGCTTCAACATATTCGTCCCACAATCTGTCATATTCTTCTTTCTGTCTATCATCAAGGTCATAATACCTTGTATCAAGACTTTTATTAACCATTCCGGGAATATCAGATGAAAGTCTTCTTATATATACATGTTTGATTTTTTCCCTTAATTCATTAAGATTTGTAGAACCTTGTGGTATTATAAGACTATCGGCATTTTCATCAATATATTTTACGGCATCTTTTCTTTTTTCGTTATTCATTGAAGCCCAACTTGTTCCATGTGTATATTCATATTTTGCAAGCCATTTCTTCCATTCTCCGGGTTTATATAACTTTTTACCATCACAGTATGTGTTTATATAGTATTCATAGTCTTTTGTTACATCAGCATCAATAAGCCTAAGAATGTAATATAAATTCATTGGTGTATTAGTCAAAGGTGTGCCGGTTAAAAGGAAAACATGTTTTATGTCTGATTTTCTTAAGAAATCATAAATAACTTTATAACGGTTGGAAGTGTTGTTTGAAAGTTTCTGTGCTTCGTCAATAATTACACAGTCGAAGTTAGAGGTAAACAGCGGACTATTGAGTAAAGCCTTTTTTATATCATTTTTCTTATTTGACTTTACTTGTTTATTTACCATCTTACCCGTCTTCTTATCTTTAATCATGACAGGCACTTTAAGTTTCTCAACTTCACCGTTCTTTCCTTGTATTTCCTCAATTTTATACTCATTTTCATACGGTATCTCATAGTAATTCTGAACAATATCATAGTTGATTATAGTGAATTTACCAGTTGAACCGTCCCATTTTGAACCTTTAATCACAACAATATCTTCAGGTTTTTCAAATAAAGAAACCTCACGTTTCCAAGTTGATTTCAAAGAGGCTGTCGTGATAACAAGGATTTTCTTGCAACCGCTTTCCAATGAACTTACGATTGCTTGAATCGTTTTTCCTAATCCCATTTGGTCTGCTAAGACACACTTTTTATTACCGACAAGGAATTTAATACCATCTTCCTGGTGTTGTTTTAGATTCATTCCATACTCAGAGAGTTTATTGTTATATGGAGTGAAATCTATGTCAATTGATTTATAATCAACAACGTGTATCGGTGTAAGTATTTGTTTCTTACTCAAAAACATTAATGCCGGTGGTATGGAATTTCTGTATTGTGCATAGCAATGATAAGAGTTTTTCATTTCACCGATTATTGTAGTTATCCTTAATTTTTCCGGAGTAAAATCAATATCGTATTTCTCTTGAAGTTTTTCCCCAAGTTGTTTTGATATTTTAACTATCTTATTGACGTTATCTGATATATAATCCTTGTTCTTGATTATGTATTCGGTTTCAAACCCATCTTCAGTCAAGATGAGTTTGTGCAGTTCATTCATTCTTTTGTAGTAAAGAATCTGATTGTTTGTTCCGCAGTATTCTTCAAGTATTCTATATGCTTTACTTATCGGGCTTTCTTTCATTATCAGTTTATACCTCTTATATGCAAATATACTACATTTGTTTTAAACCACAAACTATTTATAGATATATTTTACTGGAATATGCCAAATAATTTACGTACACCGATTACAAGAAACGATAAATTCTATTCAGAGGAAGACTTTGAATACGAAACAGACTTGCTCATGGAATATCTTGAGGAAGACTTAAATCAAACTGTGGTCGTGTATGAAGTTGATAGACAGAAAACTAATATTAATGCCGTTTATAAAGAAGCAAAGGACGGACAAATAAGATTTAAAGCACCAAAGGAAATACCTTGTATGTATGAACTCAAAGATGCTGATATTAAAACTTATGATTCAAAGACGAATACGGGTGTTTATGTGGTTAATGGTAATCTTATATTGCATGTAATGCCTAAAATCCTCGAAAAATATAAATGTGATATAAGAAGAGGTGATTATATCGGCCTTCAAATTGATACCAACAGAATGGTCTATTTCTCCGTTGTAAATGACGGAAAGGTAAATACAGCCAACAGATATCATGTCGGGGCATATAAGATTGCATGGAGAGAAATTACATGTGCCCCCGTACCGGAAAATGAATTTAAAGGAGAGTAATAATGCGTAAAGGACAACCGAAAAAGAATATCGTACCCATAAGATTTAAAGATAAGTCATTTGGTAATGAAAGACGTAGGAATTTTCCAAGGGAGATTCTTTATAAGGAAACTGAATTGCCAAAACCTTTGAACTATGATGACATAGATTCTTCTTTTGAAGAATTTGTGAAGGAAGAAGTCGCAAAATTCAACAATACCATTTATCCGGTCTTTACCCTTTACAGCAATCAGAGATTCAGTGAGTATTCTCAGAATTGGGAACATACGGATGAGGATGGTAATCTATTACTCAATTTTGTTACAGTCAACAGAGATAGTAACCCAAAACCCGGTTCTAACCAAGGTGAACTGTGGAACATACCGGGAGACAGATACTATACAATGCTTATAAAGGATGTGCTTGATGACAACGGAACGGAAAGTTATGAGATATATTCGATGAAACAGCCTTATGCAGTCGATTTGAGTTATCGTATAAATTTTATGACTTCAACCTATGAAAACATCAATGATTTCAATAACCGTATTAATGAACTGTTTAAGGCAAGACAATGTTATATAAGACCTAATGGTCATTTTATACCTATGATTGTAGAGGAAATAAATGATGAAACGTCTTATAGTATAGACGAACGTAGATTCTTTCTTCAATCGATAGGAATTAAGGTGATGGCATACATCATCAATAAAGAGGATTTTAAAGTTGAGAAGAAACCAAAACATATAATGATGTTTATGGAAGGCGATGCAAAAAGACCTACTCCAACAGTCGATATTGATGAATATGAAGGAAATAACCCATTAGAATACCGTTCAGTTGACCTTACAGTTAATTTCAGTGAATATTATGAAAAGGTTGAATTTGATATTGATAGTGATTTAGTCGTTGAAACGACATCAAAGACAAATGTCAGAAGTATGAGACTCTTCGTTAATGATACTATGTACTACATTGACAAAGGATTTAAGTTGAAGAACGGTGATAATATTAAGATAAAAATAAATAAATACGACATATCTGATAAGGCAACCATTGTTTTCAATGGATATAATCCGAATTATGTCTATAACACTGAAGTTACTCCAGAAAAGGTGAGTGATGAAGTCGTTAAGCATGAAGAGATAAATATTGATTAATATTAATTCGTTGTTCTATCTTTATTTTGAGGTTATGACAGTCCCAGGACCTTGTCTACAATATGTCTACTACCAGAAATTTTTTATTTAATTAAAAATAAAAAATTAGTTTCTGGGACCTAGGTCCAAAAAGATAAGAAAATATATAAAAGAAAAGAAAAAGGTAAAATGAAGAAGACTTCTCAGATTTACAAGTTCATTGAAGCGAACCGTTCATTGGATAAACTCATGTCTCAGAATTTGGAATATCCTATAAAGACTGCGTACAACATCGTTAAATCAAAGAAAGAGTTGGATGAAGCAATTGACTATGTTATGGAAAGGTTCGGTATCGTATGTGGCAATAATGTTGATTTTGAAAATATCTCAGATGAACAGAACGTTATTTTAAACGGAATATTGTCACAAGAGATAGAGATAGATTTACCGGATATACCAATAAATGATATTGTTTCAAACGATAATGTAACTGTATCAACCTCCGACATAGAAAATATAATGTTTCTCTTTGGAAAAAACGACTAATAAATATCAGTTACAAGTACTTTTAGGTTTTGAAATGATATTTATTATAAAATAATTTGTTAAACAAAATAGAATAAATGGCAAATACGAATAATAATAACGCAAGACAGACACACGTAAGTCCGGGTATATACACAAAGGAAACCGACCTGACTTACGCATCAAAGTCTCTTGGTATTACTACTTTGGGTCTTGTTGGTGAAACCTTAAAAGGTCCCGCATTTCAGCCAATAACAATCGAAAATTGGAGACAGTACCAACAGTATTTCGGTGGAACAAGTACTGAGAAATACAGAGGAAGCCAATATCCTAAGTATGAATTACCTTATATTGCACAGTCGTATCTCAAACAGTCAAATCAGCTTGAAGTATGCCGTGTTCTTGGTCTTTCTGGTGTTAATGCCGGACCTGCTTGGATTGTAACGGCTAAGAAAGAAAATGGAACATATGATGATATGGTCGTGTTCGTACTTCGTTCAAGAGGTGAACACAAAAAGGCTGCTTTCTTACGCCATCCAACTGAGGAAGATAAGAAAAACGGAATTTGTAGTGATGTTTATGAGAATGACGGAATTGTGTATTATACCTCAGCAGTTTCACTTGATGTAAGCAAAACACTTGAATTCGGTAACGAATGTAGTCCAAGTCCAACGACCGAATCCGGCGACTTTAAAGTGAATGTTAATAACTACGGACGTTTTACGATTGTTGTAACCACTAATACAGGTGCTATAAAAAAATACTCCGTATCACTTAATCCGGGTGAAAAGAACTATATAATTAATGTTCTTGGCACGAATCCTGAAATCGGTGAATCTGAGGTTTATGTTGAAGAACTTTATGATGTTGCATTGGAGCAATTAATTGAAAGAGGTGAAATTGATAGTATTAATCACATACCTACTGAATATAAACTCACATACATAGTACCTAAGTATGATGAAGTGGATGATATTCTTACTTACGAGGAAGATTTGCTTACAAGAAAAGACGTTGGCAAACGTTTCCTTTACAGTTCATCACTTTCAAAAAATGGTAATGATGCTGCAATTAATGTGCATGTATCTACTGATGATGGTAAGACTTGGACTGAAATGGCCGGTAGTGTAGGACATATCTATACTGTTATTCCATTCACAACTTCAGAGGGTACACGTAAATACTACTATGGTGAATACAATAGTACAGGTGATGGGTCGAATACGGAAATTCTTACTACTGATAGAACAGTTGACCCGACAAGTCATATTTTTGATAATGCCGTTAAGGTTAGGTCTTATGAGTCGTTCTTTGTCCTTGAAGATGGTGATGTTAAACCGGTTACTCTTGATATGAACAACTATAAGGAACAGTTCAGATATGCTTCGACACCTTGGATATTGTCAGAAATGAAGGGTGATGCTGAAAACATTGAGATTAACAGACTTTTCAGATTCCATACTATTTCTGACGGTAATACTGCAAATACGGAAGTTAAGGTTTCTATTGAGAATATTGACCCTGAATATGGTACGTTCGATGTAATTGTACGTGATTTCTATGATACTGATAACGCACCTGTTGTATATGAAAGATATAAGGGTGTTAATCTTATCCCTGGTGACAAGAACTATATCTCATTAAGAATCGGTTCATTCGATGAGGAATATGAAAACATGTCTAATTACATTACTGTTGAGGTAAATGAAAATGACAAGACAAAGCAGTCAATTCCTGCCGGTTTCATGGGCTATCCGGTAAGAAATTATGAGAACGGTATTACAATACAGAATGTTTCAACAAAACCAAAAAAACCATTCTTCCAATATAATACTAATGTAGATGCCGACATAAGAATCAATAAACAGTATTTTGGTATTTCTAATATTACCGGTATTGATGAGGATATCTTGAAGTATAAGGGCGTTGAGGCATATGATGAGGAACCAGATGGACTTACACCATGTTTCCACCTTGATTCACGTATTCTTGAAACTGCTTATAAGACGAAATACGACATTATACAAAATGTAACGATTGATGGCGTTGGCGGTTATGAATGGGTTACAGTAGGTGCTGAAAATCAGACTATGTTCGGTATCGAACCAAGAATCGGTGACTTAGAAACCATGATGGGCACAATCTATGAGGATAAGAGATACCGTAAGTTCACTCTTGCTTTCTGCGGTGGTTTCGACGGATGGGATTATTACCGTACCTCAAGAAGTAATTCAGATGACTTCAAATATACAAAATACAAGGGAAAGATTAATAGACAGAGTGGAATTGGTACAATGCTTTCTGTAATTAAAGACCCTGAGAATTATGGCTTCGGTGGAGGCGATAAGGTTTTGAACTCAGACTTCTATGCCTATCTTTCCGCTTACAGGCAGTTTGCTAATCCTAAGACAATTGACATTAACGTGTTTGCAACACCCGGTATCGATTATGTTAATCAGAATGCACTTGTCGGTGAAGTCATAACAATGATTGAAGAGGAACGTGCAGACTCAGTATATGTCGTTACGACACCTGATAAGCCTTATGGTGCAAGTGATGCTGAAGGTGACATGTTTACACCGTCTGATGCTGTTGATAATCTTGATGATTCTGAAATCGATAGTAATTACACTTGTTCATATTATCCTTGGTGTAAATACTTTGATGAAGAAAATAACAAATATATTTATCTGCCACCAACACGTGACGTAGTACGTAACTTTGCTTATACTGACAATACTAAGTATCCTTGGTTTGCAGCAGCAGGTTGGTATCGTGGTGAGATTGAGGACAAGGGTGTTAAGCCTAAGAAGTCTTTGAAACTCGGTGAACAGGACGTGCTCTATGCCGGACGTTTGAACTTCATTAATACTTTTGCAAAAGAAGGTATGAAGATTTGGGGTGATAAGAACATGCAGGTTCGTGAGAGTCAGATGAATAGGATTTCTAAGAGAAGATTGCTTATCCGTATTAGAAAACTTTGCTCTATTGCTTGTATCGGTCTTATTTTCGACCCGAACGACAACACAACGAAGCAGTCATTTGAAAGTGCAATCACGCCAATCCTTGACAATATCATGGCAAATCGTGGTATTACCGATTGGAGACTTGAAATCGATGACAGTCAAGAGGCACGTGACAGACTTGAGTTACCTGCTAAGATTTATATCAAACCACAGCCTAACCTTGAATATATAGATATTAATTTCGTTATTACACCACAAGGTACAAACTGGGACGATATTTAATATTAGTCATAGAAATAAAATTAAAGAGGGATTTCTTAAAGAAGTTCCTCTTTTTTAGTTATTTTAACAGAAAAAATTTGGTTATTTGGAAATAAAGTAGTAAATTTGAATGTAATTTTTAAAAATCACGATTCGATTGCTATTATATCGCTGAATATTATTGCAAATATGAAAAAAATAAGGTCATTTGAGGAAACTGTTAAATTGTTCAGAGAAGTTCACGGTTACAAATTTGAATATTATCCAGAGACATATCACGGTAGTGCATATAAGATGAAAATGCATTGTAATATTTGTGGATGTGATTTTGAACAAACCCCTAATAAACATTTATTAGGAAGAGGATGTCCTGAATGTGGCGGGACTAAAGTTTGGGACAAAGATAAATTCGTTAAAGAAACTGAGAAAATATTTCCAAAACAATTTTCTTTTGATGAAACAAATTATGTTAACCAAAGGACACCTCTTATTGTGACTTGTAAAAAACATGGAAATATTGAAGTTATTCCTAAAACATTTCTGAAAGGTTGTGGGTGTCCATATTGTAAAGAAGAAAAAAATAAAAAATTTGCTGATAGTTTTGAAGAGCGTGCAAGAAAAATACATCCTGTGGAGGAATGTTTGGATTACGGTGAAAGTTGTTATGTAAATATACATACACCATTGAAGATAATATGTCATAAGAAAGATGAATATGGTGTGGAACATGGTGAGTTTTGGCAAACGCCAGCACATCACCTAAGTGGTCAAGGATGTCCTAAATGTAATGGCAATTTCAAAATGACTGGTAAGGAATTTGAAATAAAATCTAAGAAAATTCATCAAGATAAATTTACATATTTTACTGAAAAATATAATGGTTATAATGAAAATGTGGAGATTAAATGCAATACATGTGGTAAAATATTTTTTCAAACTCCACACAATCATTTAAAAGGTGAAGGTTGTCCATATTGTGTTGGTAATATATCTAAACCGGAAACCGATATTGCTGAATTTATTTCACAATATACATATATAGATACAAATAATAGAAAAATATTAGACAATTCAAAGGAAATAGATATTTTAATTCCTGACAAGAAAATTGCATTTGAATATGATGGGTTGGTGTGGCATTCAGAAAAATTCGGAAAAGACCGAAATTACCATCTTAATAAAACCGAAGAATGTAAAAATAAAGGAATAAAATTATATCATATATTTGAAGATGAATGGGTATTTAACAGAGAAATTGTAGAGTCAAGAATAAAGAATATACTTGGTGTAACAGAAAATAAAATATATGCAAGAAAATGCAGTATAAAAGAAATAAGTGATAATGATGCAGAAATATTTTTGAATAATAATCATATACAAGGGTATTGTAAGTCAAAATATAGATACGGTTTGTTTTATAATAATGAATTAGTGTCTGTTATGACATTTGGGCATCTTCGTAAGAATTTAGGCAGTATAGGAAATAACGACGAATATGAACTACTTAGATTCTGCAATAAGCTTGATACTACTGTAACAGGCGGTGCTTCTAGACTACTTAAGTGTTTTATAAACAAAGTACATCCAAACAGAATTATAAGTTATGCTGATAAAAGATGGAGTAATGGTAATCTTTATGAAAAGTTAGGATTTAAACATGTAAAGGATAGTCAACCTGGATATTTCTATATTATAGGACAACGCAGAGAAAATAGATTTAAATATAGAAAGGATAAACTTGTTAAAGAAGGATATGACAAAAATAAAACCGAACATGAGATAATGATTGAACGTGGAATATATAGAATATATGATTGTGGAATGATGGTTTTTGAGATGATAATAAATAATCCCGATGAATAACACATCGGGATTATTTATTATAATTAATATTTAACTTACTCTTATTAGAAACTCAAAATACAATACTGAGGACGTAATGTAAGTGTCCATGTGGCCAAAGAGTCATCATCATAGCTCAATTCACCGCCACTTGCAGATACAATCATTGCTGATTTAATAATCCATTGCGATACGGCAGTTCCGGTAGGATCCAGCATCTCTAATATCAAATCTCTTTTATATGCAGCAGCATAACCTTGACGTCCAGTAACTGATTCTGAATGAAGACGTACCCATTCCATGATGGCTTGTGATGCTGATGGACCGATTGGGTCACGTAACTCGCATGTAATTTGTTCCCACAAGTAACGTCCAACTACCCAGCTTGAAGTATTAAGGAATTGGATTTCTGTTTCATTTTGTGTAATTGTAGGACGTGAGCATGATGCTACCCACCATTCCTGTATTCCTAAATCAGATGGGAATCTGAGCAAAAATCGATTTTTCCGGAGTGGCTCGTATTCAACCGGCATCTTCAAAAGTAAATCGGACATCTTGTATGTAAGTCAATTATAATTTTTATTTTTATATTCTCTTTTAATCTTTTTC